TCCATAATGTTTGTTTTTAATGTTGGTTTATGTTTTGTTTATTTTCTTGTTTGTGTAAAGAAGCTTTCTCTTTGTTTCCTTTACTGATGTAAATATAAAACAAATATGTTATATCCTAAAATAAATAATCACTTTTTTTTATTTCGTGACATTTCTATGACAATTCTACTTTAAGTTAAATCTTTAACCTATGCGAAAGTATTTGAGTTTGTTTTTATTTAGACTTGATAAAGATAATACAGGCATGGGGGTGGGTAGGGGGAGGGAGGGGGGAGGGGTGGTATCCATTACATTAACATACAGACAAAAGATATAAAGTTTCGAGCATTGATTCGTTATAAGCCAAGCAAAAAAAGTCTTAGCAAAAGTTTTTCTGGGTAGGCTTGTGGGCAAGACAAAAGAACCCACCATAATTTTAGACTCCCTAACATATAAGTTATAGGGGTATAGAAAATAACAGCAATCGATTAATTGCCTAATTGTAGGTATATAAAAATATTTGTAGAAAAAATTGGAATCTGGAAATGATGATAGCCGCAAGTCATCGACTTGCTATTTTTGCTGACGCAAAAACGGAGAGAGTTTTTTTAAGATAGGTTAAAAAGAAAACAAAGAAGAAGAGTAAGAAGAAAGAAAAGAAAAAAGTAATAAAAGAAACAAGTCCCCCTAGAAGAAAGAAAAAAGAAAAAATATCAATCCTGCTTTAAAACAAAAGCTATTGACCTGAACCAATACCCTTGTGAGATAAAGTTTAGCTCTTCCTTCGCTTAAGCCGCGCGATTATGATACTAAGATAAGTAAAATTTAGTTAATATGCAAGTGTTGTTGATAATTTCTTTAATAGCTATATTTATAAGCAATGTTATTTTATAATTTATCAACATATTTGCTTTTTACGAAAATAATGTGTATATTAGCACTATTAATGGTTCTGCTGGGTCATGGACATTAGCTACTGCATTAGCCGAGTTGGATAGTAAGATATTTAAGCTATAATATATGCTGGAAGACATTAAAAGTCTAACACGAAACGATAGAACAAGATTAGTACCTATGAAACCTGAGCTTATGAGCTTGGAAGACATAAATGCTAAAATTGATGAAATAGAAAGAGTAACTGAAGACGTAACCATAATGACTATGGGTTCTGCGTTAGAAGTTGTGGGGATGACAAGGACAAGATGGGATTCTTTACAATCTGTGTGTAAGCGTAGAGAGTTAGAGGCCGAACTTGACAGGATTGAATATATTAAACAACGATTTGAAAATAGAATCTTTGAATCTGCGTTAAAAAACCAAGCGAACTCGACTATGGCAATATTTGCCCTAAAAAACCACTATGGTTGGTCGGATAAGCAAAATGTAGAAATACAAGCCACACAAACCACAAAGGTTGACGTAAGCGACATGGATGAAGAGTTAAAGCGTCAATTAGCCGAAAGGTACTTAACTGGGAGTGTATTGAATGAAGATAGATAATAATTTATTGGAGTCGGCAGCTATTGATTTAGCTCGTAATGACTTTGCGTTCTTTGTAAGATTTATTAAAAAGGATTTTGACGCTACTTGGTTTCACAACCATATAATGGAGTCGCTAATGTCGCTGTATAGAGATGACGATGATAAAAAATTGATGATTTCTATGCCTCCGCAACATGGAAAGTCCACTCTGGCAACCCAACTATATCCTGCCTACCTGCTCGGAGTGAACCCTGACCTAAAAATTGTTATCGCATCCTATACGGCTGACTTAGCATCACGATTCAACAGAGAAGTTCAAAAGATTATAGATTCACCTGAGTATCGCAAGATATTCCCTGAAACTAAACTTGCTAAACCGAGAAGTGGTGAGGCTATTCGTAATAACGATATGTTTGAGGTTATAGGTAAGCGTGGTTATCTAAAGTCAGTAGGTACTGGGGGTTCGCTCACAGGATTTAGCGTGGATGTGTTGATATGTGATGACTTGATTAAGGATTATAGTGAAGCCAAGTCTTTAAACGTAAGAGAAACTGTTTGGGATTGGTTTACGTCAGTAGCCGAGAGTCGTCTTCAGAATAATGGGAAGCAGTTGTTAATTGCAACTCGTTGGGATAACGATGACCCACTTGGGAGAGCTGAGAAGCGAGATGATGATTGGAATATTATTACTCTACCTGCTTTGAGAGAAAGTGAAGATGATGGGAGGGTATATGATAAGAGAAAGGTAGGAGAGGCACTGTGGGAGTCAAGACAATCAGCCGAGAGGTTGATGAAGATTAAAGAGTCAAGTCCGATTATATTTAACTCACTATACCAACAAGACCCTAAGCCAGCTACAGAAAGTTTGGTTTACCCTGACTGGCAAGAGTGTGATGAGTTTCCAAATACAGATGACGTTTTCTACGGACTCGATTTTGGATTCACTAATGACCCTACTGCTTGTGTGAGGATGGTGAAGGTTGGTGATAGCATATACTTAGATGAGTTGTTTTATGCAACGAGAATGACAAATAAGGACATTGCTAATAGTTTAAGAAAATTAGGGGTTGACCCTTATAGCGAAATATTTGCCGATTCGGCAGAACCAAAGTCTATTGCAGACTTAAAAATGAATTTCAACGTCAAACCACAGAAAAAAGGCAAAGGTTCTGTATTGGCTGGGATTAATAAATTGAAAGAATATAAAGTGTTCTATACACGAAGAAGTAAAAACATTGCCACAGAGGTAAAAAATTATCAATGGATAATGCAGAACGGAGAAAGTACCAATACTCCAATCGACAACTTTAACCATTGTTTAGATGCGGTTCGGTGTGCATTTTTTACAAGATTCGGTAAGGAACGTAAATGGTACGTTATATAAATGGGATTATTCGATTTTTTAAAGGCTAAACAGCCACAGCAACCGATAGTGGTTCAAAAAGGTATTGACCCCGGTTATGCCCAAATGATTTTTAATCAAATTGGCAAAGCCCCAGTAATGGGTGAGGATACATTTCAAACTTATGTAGAGAAGGGGTATCAGTATAATGCTGACATCTACTCTGTAATAAATTTGATAACAAGAAAGGCAGCTACTGCCCCTCCTATCCTATACGAGGTAAAAGATGACAAGGCTTTCCAAAAATATAAGGCGTTTACGTCTAATATGGCTAAAGCATCTGATGTTGCTGAGGCACTTCACCTAAGAACTAAGGCTCTTGAGGAAGTTCCAAATACCCATCCAATTATTCAAACTCTATTAAACCCTAATGACCTTCAGTCATACTATGAGTTTATGGATAACTATTATGGGTTCAAGTTAATCACTGGTAACTCATATATGTACGGTGTAGGCCCAACTACTGGCCCTAATGCCAATAAATACAAGCAATTATACATTCTACCTGCTCACTTAGTGAGAATTTTAAGCAATGGTCGCTACGAACCTGTTAGCGGTTATACTTTGACTACTAAATACGATAGCCAAGACCTACCTGCTGAAAAAGTAATGCACTCTAAATATTGGAATCCAGATTACTCTACTGAAGGTTCACACCTTTACGGACAATCTCCACTTCGTGCTGCTTTGCGTGTTATGCAACAATCTAACGATGCACAGACTGCAAGTATGAAGTTATTTCAAAATACAGGTGCTATGGGTATCCTATATGACAATAGCGAAGACGGAATTACTCCTGAACAAGCATACGAGCTACAACGCAAGTGGCAAACTGAAAATAGTGGCCCTGATAACTCTGGAAAGATAGTTGTAACGTCTGCAAAGATTGGATGGCAGCAATTAGGTCTTTCTCCAGTTGACTTGGCTATTATCGACTCACAAAAAATGAATCTTCGTCAAATCTGTAATGTTTACAAGGTAAACTCTGCATTACTGAATGACCCAGATAATAAGACATACAATAACATGTATGAGGCCCGCAAAGCCTTGATTAGCGACGCTATTTTACCTGAGCTTATATCAGCTCGCTACGACTTGAATAAATGGCTTGTAGAGCCTTATAAGCAGTCTGAGGGTAAAGATTACTTTTTAGATTTTGACTTGAGCGTATTCCCTGAGCTGCAAGAGGACAAGAAAGAACAGATACAGTATCTTGAACGTGCTTGGTGGCTTACGCCAAATCAAAAACTTGAAGAGATGGGCTATGGTCGCAATCCTGACCCACTAATGGACAATATCTACGTTAGTATTCAGGTTACTCCTATTGACAAGATGAATTTAGACGCTGTTGAGCAAGCTGCTGGTATCGCTGCCGTAGAAGCTCAATATGCTAAGTCTGAAAAGTCTGCTATGCCTATTCAGGAAGAAAAACCTATGGCTCAGTTCGAGTCTATGGCTTCTGCTCACAATAAGAAGTATCCAAACAATAAAGTTACCGTTGCCAAGTTAGAAGAAGTTTTCAAAACTGGCCTTCGTGTGTTTAAAGAGCAAAACTTAAAAGGCAATGAGAACGCATTTGCAATGAGTTTTGTTGCGAGATTCTTAAAGGCTTTGGCTAAGAGAGCATCTGAGAAGGCTGAATCATTCAGCGATTACCCACAAGCCGCTACCGATAACGCCAAAAGAGCTTTAGCTTGGGCTGAGAAAAACGGATGGGGAGAGTGTGGTACTCCGGTTGGAAAGCAAAGAGCAAACCAATTAGCAAATAGAGAATCACTTTCGAGAGATACTATTGCAAGAATGGCAAGTTTTAAAAGACACCAACAGCACAAAGACGTTCCTTACGAAGAAGGATGTGGTGGATTAATGTGGGATGCTTGGGGTGGAACTGAAGGAATCGAATGGGCTATCAAAAAATTGAAACAAATAGATAAATAGATATGTTACTATACAAAAATTTAAATCAGGGTATTACCGACGTAGAT